GGCAAGGAGTAGCTTTTTCGGCTCTGACCTTCGAAAGGAATAAACCATGCGCAGGATATCACTCGAGCTTACGGCGGAATGTGCCGCCTGTCTGCTCGACGCTGTTGGCGAAAAACCGATAAACCCGAGCATCGAGGCAATATTATGGGATGTGCCCGCGGTGCAGGATGCGGCCAAGCGACGCGGGATCAAATATCCAGTGTTGCGACGTAATCGAGGCCGACCAAAGCGGGACGCCTCGAAGGCAGCCAGCTTGATGCTGGCGGCAGTGATTCGCCATGCAATCAATGAAAACCGAAACCGTGAATGAGTCTGAAATTTCGCGAAACCTTCCGGCCTGATATAATTGGGCCGGGGGGTTTTCACAATGAAATACGCATTACTCACACTCGCGCTGTTGATCTACACGCCATTGACAGCACCGCACACCACACAGGCCGCAGAAAAAACGACGGCCGTCGCCGATCATCTACAGGAAATATCAGTCACAATCCGGGCCCAGTCTTCCGAGGGCAGTGGGGTCGCATTTTCCCGGGGCGGCTCAACGTGGATTTGGACCGCGGCCCACGTCGTCGCCGGGCTACGGCAAACACGCGGTGTTGTCGATCCGGCCACTGGCACCATGCGTACAATCGTCGAGTTTCAGGATGCCCAAGTCGTTAAAGCACTGATTGAAAAGGGCCGCACAGTCGGCCGGATCGAGATTGACGCTGAAGTTATCCGTTACAGCGGAGCGGAGCACGGCGAGGATTTGGCCTTGCTACGCGTGCGAAAAAACGATTTTTTGAAGACCAGCACCCGCTTTTACCTCGGCGAAAACATACCCAGTCTCGGTACACGACTATTGCACTGTGGCTCACTGATGGGGCACCGCCAGGGCTCGCACTCGATGACGGCCGGGATAATGTCTCAGTCTGGCCGGCTGATCGGCAAGAAGGTGTACGATCAGATTTCCTGCCAGGCGTTTCCTGGGTCGTCAGGCGGGGGCGTGTACCTTGAGGATGGCCGGTATATGGGCATGTTGGTACGTGGTGCTCGTGTCCAGGGCTTTAACCTTATCGTACCAATACGACGTATGCGGAAATGGGCTAAACACGCAGGTATCGAGTGGTCGATAAATCCTAAAGCTGAGATGCCATCGGATAAAGAGCTGGCCAATCTGCCAATCGAGGACGTCGGCAGCAATTTCGCCAAACCCTCAAAATGACCTGGACAGACATTGAGGCGGCTATTATATTTTCCCGCAATGATTACAATTGACGCTACTGGTGACCAAGACCGCATCGCTTCGGGTTTTCGCCTTTCCCGAGCGGTGTGGTCTTTTTTTTTTAAAACCCAAACGCAGTGAAAAACTGATGAGCGAGCCACCGCAAATATCCGGCCGTAAAAATTTTGGCGTGTCGGCTGGTACGCCCGCGATGGCGAGGACTGCAAACTGCAGGAGCACGGATCGGCCGCTTCACGAGCGGTAAAACGGGAGGCGCAAAAATCCGGGCAACGTGTAACCTCACGACCCGGGATCACGAAGTCAACCCGCGTGTTTGCCTTTTGAGCCTATCAGCGGCATGGCGATCTAAACCGATTGGTTTAGTGATCGTAGAGACGTGGTACGCCAAAAGTACGCCTCGGTTGTATGTTTGTGGTACGCCTAAAGTACGCCTCGACCGATTCAGTCGATGCAAGGCGAGTTACTCCTATCAGGAATAAGAGGAATAACAGGAATAACAGGAATAACAAAACATAACAAAACATCGTAAAACATCGTAAAACATAACAAAACATAACAAAACATCGTAAAACAAAAAAAACCCGAAAACTAGTATTTACAGATTTTCGCGGTTGCAGTAATATCCGCACCGACAAAAAACAAGGACGTGCCCGCGAGCCGTCACGGACGACATCAAAAGGGCTCGCGGGCTTCCATCTGCTTAAAGGAGTAAGCATGTTGGTACTGAAACGCTCGGAAGGCCAGACGCTCGTCATTGACGACCGCATTACAATCTCGTTTGTTTCGTGCAGCGGCAGCCGTGTGGTCGTCGGCATCGACGCCCCGGCTGACGTGTCAATCTGGCGAGGCGAGCTGATAGCATCAACACAGCCCTTGGAAAATGTGCGGGGGCAGGATGCCGACTGACTCCGACGAGATCGTTAAAGATCATCCCTACATGATGCGTAGTCGGCACGTATTTTACGACCGGATCAGTGGGTGCGGCAGTTTCGCCGACTACAACCCAATGGCAACAGCCATCGAAAAGCTAAGAGAAGACGCGGCGGCGATCGGGGACTCTGATTTTGATGACGAAATTAGCGCCCTGACAGCCGCCGTTGATACGGGCACTGTCTATTGTGCACTGCCCGCCATCCTGTGGCTGCTGCGCTGGCGGGCCTTCAGTCAAATCTGCAAGGCTTTGCGGCTGGTAACTGGTCGCGTCGGATTTGGTGATAAGGTCGACAGATACGCGCCAATGGTTCCTACGGAATTTCAGGTAAAACTGGCAACGCTGGTCGGAGTTGTCAGGACTAGAGCCGCTACGCCGGAAATGCTTAATGACCCGGAGGTTGACTTGGGCGACACTATCCCGGGGCGACTGGTAAACGCCAACGACGTATTAAAGTGGGATGAGGATCAATCGGCTTTAGTTTTCCATGGCTTATTGGAGCGCAACTGATGCCGCAATCGGCAGCCCTGACGACAGCCCTTGCCAGTCTCGAGGAAATTGACAGCGAGCCGCAGGCGGCCGCAATGGCTCGCGGGTTGCTTGTCGGCTATGACGCCCGCTGGCAGAGCCAGCACAGCGGCAGCGTGCCGATGAAAGTGGTCGAAATCGAGAAGACGTACCAAGCACCTTTATTGCACACGAGCCACAAGGCAATGAGACGCTCACGCACATTTACCCTAGCGGGGAAAATTGACAAGCTGGTTGACTGGGACGGGCTCACACTGATCGACCACAAAACAACCGCCGCACAGATCGAAGACCCTGCGGCAACCTATTGGAGGCAACTACAGATTGACGGGCAACCAATGCACTATGCTATCCTGTTGGCACAAAATGGAATCAGGCTCAAGCGCATCGTGTGGGATGTAATCCGCAAACCCGCCATACGGCCCAAACAGTTACCAGCAGCGGCCGCGGGGCGACTCCGAGACAGTGGCTTGTATTGCGGCCAATGGATCACACCGAAAGCCTTCCCCGAAACAATCCACGAAGCAGACTTTCTAGAGCTTTACGAGGCGAGGGTGATCGAGGCGGTGACGGAAAAGCCGGAATCGTATTTTCAGCGCAGGACGATCAACTACACCGACGCCGACATTATCGAGTACAACGGCACGCTGTGGGACTTGGCACAGGATTTGTTGTCAACTCGTCGACACAATCGCCACTACTGCAATCCCGGCGCTTGCATGACATTTGGGGTGCCTTGCACCTATCTTCCGATTTGCTCAAAGGTCGACACGCCAGACGGTGAGGCATGGCAGCAGCGCCCCGCGGTCCACGTTGAGCTTGATGCCGTGAAGGACAGCGCCAACGCGTTGACAAATAGCCGTATCAAGACATACCAAACGTGCCGCAGGAAACATTTTTACCGATACGAATTGGGGATTGAAAAACACAGCGAAGATGAGAGTGAGGCGCTCAAATTTGGATCGCTGTTTCACGCGTTACTCGACCACTATTGGTCAAAAATCTAAGGAGTTGCATACATGCCCACGACTTTGACGCCAGCCGCCAGGACGACAGCAAGGACGAAGAGAAATTACCTGTCGGAAATCTCAACGGAAATCCGCCAGCGTCCTACAGCGGCGGTGATCTACGGCCCGCCGGGGATCGGAAAGACATCACTCGGCGCAGCGTCAACGAAGCCGCTGTTTTTGATCGACTCGAAGGAGGACGGCATTAACACGCTGAAACAGGCTAAGCAGTGCGACGAAAATATCCCGGTCTTGCCTGCGTTTACAAATTTTCCAGACGTGCTCGATTGTCTCGACCAACTGGCGGCGGATCATGGCGACGCTCAAACGCTCGTCATTGACACGCTCGACGGCATGGAGGGGCTCTGCCATGCTCACGTATGCAAGACTGAGTTTGGCGGGCACTGGGGCATAAAGGATAAAAGGCGTCAAAAAGGATTTGCGGCCTTTTCAAAAGGTTACGAGGTCGCTGTATCCGAGTGGCTCAAGCTACTGGATGCCCTCGACGGTGTGCGTGACGCGGGCATGTCGGTGATCTGCTTGGCGCACTCGGTCAACAGGCTGTTTCGCAGCCCGGAGACCGAAGACTTTGAGCACTGGACTCCAGACTTGCACGCTAAAACCTGGGCCCGTACGCACCGCTGGGCTGACATGGTGCTTTTTTGTAATTACGTCTTTGATACTGTCAGCGACCAAGGGACACGGGCCAAGGGCCGCGGGCGCGGGTTGCGTCGTATTTATACCGAGTGGCGCCCGGCCTTCGAAGCGAAGAATAGAATGTCACTGCCATCGCATATCTCAATGGGCGACTCCGGGGCAACTGGATGGAAAAACGTCATGGCAGCAGTTGTGAAAAGTCGATCAAGGAATGGTAACTAAACCCAAAAGTGAAAGGTGATAAGATGGCCGATGAATACGGATACGGAATATACACGGCGAGAGTCCTGACGCAGGAAGTCGACCTAAACCACAATAAAAACAGAAGAATCACGCTCAAGGTACGGATTGAAGCTCGAGTGATCGACGACGGGTTGCCGTCAGAAAATCTCGAGGCAGTTACAGAGCCACTATACGACCCGTACATCAATCTCATCTGGACATTCCCAGACTCACACGGAAAGGGGGGGAGCGACTATTATATTTGCCGGAAATTGTCGGGTGTCGGGTTTAGTGGCGGCGATGTTACAACACTTAATCTAGTTAACGACGTAATTCGCGTTGTCTGTCTCCCACAGCCGGAAAATTTAAAATACCCGGAAAAATGGGACTTGCCACTGCCACTGCTGCCCGGCGATGTTTTGATCAGTACCGAACAGGCGGCCGGGGATGACAACGGCGGGAAATCTGCTATCGAGATCATGACTGAAATACAGGAAAACTCAGAAAACCTAAACAATCCGAAGATTTTCGGACCGAACGTAGGACAAAAAAAAGAGCGAGGCGCGAATGCCGCAGGGCTAACGGCGAAAGATGCAAGCGTTACCCAGTTTGATGGAGTACCCTTCTAATGGTACTTAGATAGGAGAACCACAATGAAGCTCACGACTGCAAATAAGGCTCATATTGATGCGATGAGCTACGAGTCCCTTTTAGATCAGTGGCGTAACGCACCAGTCGGTTCGCCTTGGTTTCAAGGCGAGACCGGTGACTACTGGGGCGAGAGAATGAAAGAACTTCGCGCCAAGCCAGGGGGAGACGACCAGCACGTCGCTGCCAGCAAGTCAATCGGGTGGAATCTGTGAGCGTGGTAAATGACAAGCCACCGACCGGCCACCGAAATATGACAAGTCTTCTCAGGAAGCTGGTCAAGGTTCCGAAGTCAGAACTTGACGCGGAACTGTCCAAGGACGCGAAGCGGAAAGCCAAGCGAAAGAAGAAGTAAGCGGCTCCCGGTCGTTCGGGTGGTTTGCTTTGTATCGTGGTGAGCCTAGTATATAAGTACACTTCTAATGACGGAAAAGCGTACATTCGAGGGAGCGAGTGACGCCGCAGCGTTGTCACGTGATGTGACAGCGTGGATACGTGACACGCTTGGTGGCGAGTCGCTGGCCGATGGCGTATCGGTTACAGTCGAGATTAAGGGTGCCCCGGCACCGTTCCGGCTGGTCGGCAATGACAAACACAAGGACACGTCCGTGGCCGAGGTGTCGCAGATATACGACGCCTACCCGCGGCACGTGGGCAAGCAGGCCGCCTACAGGGCTATACAAAGGGCACTCCGGGCTGTTGGTTTTGCCGAGCTTCTCGAGGCGGTGACAGAGTACGCCAATGCCAGCCGCGGTGCGGATAAAAACTACATCCCACATCCGGCGACATGGTTTAATCAGGGCCGATGGGACGACGACCGCACGCAGTGGGAGCAGTCTGCCGACACAAGCCGCGAGATGCGACACAAGGAGGGCTCTTATGGCGGGAATTGGTGAAGTCATAGACGAACTATTAACATTGTCTGACGAAAAATGTGACGCAATGCAAACGCGTCGGCATGAATACGAGCAGCGGCAAGAAGCCAATCGCCGCGGCTCAGCGCTTCAAGACTTGGCCTCAGACTGCGGCCCGCGGATTTTTTCCACGATTGAGAAGTACAAAATCTATGACGACGCCCAGCGTGGGCCAGTGGAGGCTTTGCGTCAATATATAAACGACCTAGAGCAGATGCGAGAAGCTGGCCGCGGCATCTTTTTGATAGGCAAACCGGGCACCGGGAAAGATCACCTCGCAGTGAGTGTAGCGCGGGAATTCGTTACCCAGCTTGGCGGGCAATCAAGGTGGCTCGATTGTGCTGATTTCCGGTCAACGCTGAGAGACGCAATCAAAGCCGGGCGACCGACCGAGGAGGAATTGTTGAGGCCGTGGATCGCGGCAGATTGTTTGATTTTGTCTGATCCGTGCCCGCCCAGTGCGACGCTGACAGATTTCCAGGCTGAAGCGTTGTTCCGTTTGGTGGATAGCCGCTATCGGGCGAAGCGGTGCACGTTTGTCACCGCCAACTTTCAGCCGGGCGAGGCTGATAAACTGCTCGGCTCGCAGGTGGTGGATAGACTGAGCCACGGCGCGTTACGGCTTGAGTGTGGTTGGCCAAGTTATCGAATGCGGTCGACAGGAGAGGCAGGGCAATCGTGAAACGCAGCACGGGAGAAGAGCACTTCCTTGACGCCTGGGGCATCTACCACAAAACAACCTGGCCGCTCGAGGAAGAGTACCGATTTGACAAAGTGCGTCTGTGGCGGTTTGATTTTGCGATACCCGACCTGATGATTGCTATAGAGATTGAAGGCGTCTCGTATCAGAAGCAGGGGAGACACCAGACCGCAACAGGCTTTACTAAGGATTGCGAAAAATACAACTCCGCAACCTGCGACGGCTGGGCGGTGCTGCGATACACGCCACCGCAGATTGTCAAAAGCCCGCTGCAAGTCGTCACGCAGATCGAAGCATTTATTGAGAGACGAGACACGGAACTGCGGCTCGCTAAGCAAAAATGCGACCGCCACCGCCGCACCAGGAAGTCAACAGACCGAAACCGTGAATGAGATTGAGCTAGACCGGCAACTCTCGAAGGTGAGGCGACTAATAAAGGCCGCGGAACCGACGGACTACCAGCCGGGGACAGTCGGTAAGATTGCGACGCTGCAAAAGAGGTATTCTCAGGGCGTGTTTTTCGATGCTACCTGCGGCGGGCCTACGATTTTCAGCCCTGACGACGCCAAATTTGACTACGCTTACAGGCGCCGTGAAATCATGCCAGAAGTTAAAAAAGTCGACACAAAACAGCCAAAAGACTAGAATTGAGGCGTGCAAAAAATGGATGCGAAAACAGAATTGTCAGCCGAGTTTGATAAATTAATTCACGTGCTGCCACTTGGACCGTCAGTTAAATTTGCCGGTGTACTGGTCGAGATGTTGCGACTACACGCGCAAAAGGGTCACGACTACGGGACCTTCGAAGACCCGTTTGCGAACGTGCGAGCAAGTGACGAGTTTGGTATACCACCGTGGCAGGGATCAATGATGCGAGCAAATGACAAGGTGTCTCGGCTGAAAACGTACAGCATCAAACACACGCTGCAGAATGAAGGTGTAGAAGACTCAATGATTGACCTCGCGTGCTACGCGGTCATCGCCTTGGTGCTGTTTAGAGAGTGATCCTTGATAGTCACGGTGCACGGAAAAAAATGGGCTTTCAAATTTGCAAATCTTAAGAAAACCTTCGGCGTTTGCGACTCGCCAGACACTAAATCGAAAACAATCAAAATAGCGAGAGGGCTTAAGCCTAAAAAAGAGCTGGAAATTGTCATCCATGAGCTGCTACACGCGTCGTGCTGGAATCTAAGCGAAGAAACCGTCGATCAGGTCGCTGTTGATCTATCGCGGATTTTATGGCGCATTGGATGGCGGAAAAATGACGGGGAAACCTTGGACAGTTAACGAGCTGGCGTCACTGGCCGACTACAAGCTGAGCGGCTATACCTACCAGCAGATGGGCGACGAGTTAGGCCGCAGCATCTATTCGATCAAAGCCAAGTTAGCGTCACTGCAGATGGATATTGCCGCCGCAGGCCCGCCCCTGCGTGAGGCTGTCGGTGAGTTTCAGCAGGCCGCCGACGCGGCCCAGGTGCGAAAGCTCGAGGATGAGTTGCAGCAACTGAAAAGCGGCCAGGCCGGGACGGCGATAGTGTCGCCACAGCATGTTGACAACTACGACCCGGGGGCCGAGTGGGCGACGGCCGAGGAAGATTGTCAGCGCCGCATCAAACGGGCCAGCGAGATGGGCCACTTCAGCGCCAAGTTTAACAGTGGTCCAATAGCGGTGGTAGCTATGAGCGACCAGCACATTGCGCCCGGGACCGCGGTAGACCTCAAAAGAATGAGAGAAGATGCCGAGTTGATCGCCGGGAAAGATGGCTGGTATTGTGTGTTGTGCGGGGATGGCGTGAATAATCATATTGCTATACCGACACAGTTGGAACGGAGTACGCCATCGGATCAGTGGTTTTTATATGAGTATTACCTGAAACTATTGCAAGAAAAGCTGCTCGTAGTCATTAGTGGAAATCATGAGGCATGGACCGTACAGCGGGCGGGCGTCGATATGGTCTCGAGGATTGCCCAAAATAACAAGCTTTGCTACGCCCCGTCAGAGGCGAGGTTGACGGTCGAGGTGGGCGCTCAGTCTTATGACCTTGCTATCCGGCACCAGTACCGACACAACAACCAACAAGACTCGTTGAGTTGCGTTAAAGCTTGGTACAGCCGCGGCGAAAAAACGTTTGACATTGGCGTGATTGGCCATAGCCACACACCTGCTCTTGAGATGGCAATGAGGCACGGCCAACGCGTTTGGTTTGCAAGATGTGGGAGCTATCAGCACTCCAGCGACTACAGTAGGCGGCTGGGCTTTAACTGCAGCGCCCCGACCTGCCCGACTTTCATACTTTCCGCGGATCGGAAGCACGCCTTAGGCTTTGTCGATATCCGTGACGCTCTCGCGGCCTGGGACGGGCTAAAGACGTAGAGTAAAAGTTGGCACGCTGGTATGATCAGTGGTGTACTGACGTCGAAAATGGTTGTTTCTGGCGGGGCTAAAAGTGGAGTGGGAAGCAATTGCGGTGCTATTGGCGGCGGTGGGGTGTGTCGGTTGCATGCTTCGCGTCACGCTCGAGGTCGGCCGACTTCGTGGAATGTTTGAGCAACGCCTTGCCACCCTGGAAAAACGGGCAGACAGGCACAGCCATGAGATTGACGAGCACGGTGACCGTATTAAAGGGCTTGAGGTACTGGGGGCGTAACAATGTCACCACTATTAGCCGCCGAGCTGTGCGTTGCCGCCTATTCGCCGATTGACCAAGCCGAGGTGATTGCTGCGAGGCACAATCTTGCTTTCAATTTCTTCGACGTGGGCGGAACTCAATCCTATCTGTTTTTCGACGACAAGCGTGTTATTTTGGCGTATCGGGGCACTGAACTCACGGACATCCGTGACATTCTCGCTGATTTCACAGCCTGGAAAACTGACGGGCCATTCGGCCGGGTACACAGAGGTTTTCAGGATGCACTTGATCGAGTCTGGACACAACAAGTGATCCAGCTAGACAAACACAGTGGTAAGCGGCTGTTTCTCACTGGGCACTCGCTTGGTGGCGCCCTGGCGACGCTCGCGGCCTCGTGGCTCGTCAATAACCAGCAAGGCGGAAACAGACCTAAGCGTTTGATTACCTTTGGGTCGCCTCGCGTCGGCAACTACACCTTCACGCGGACGCTCGAGGAACGATTTCAGGGGCATGACCGATTTGTTAACTGCTCGGACCTAGTGCCAAGGATGCCTCGCCTTAACTATTACCACACTGGTTGGCTCAGGTATTTTGACATAGACGGACAGTTACACAAAAACCCGAGCGGGCCTATGCGGCTGTGGGATCGCCTCAAGAGCTACTCTCGAAATCGTCGCGCGGCAGTCCATCGGCACGGTATGCAGCAATATTATTTCTACACGAAAAGGTGGTTTCCACATGCGTCATAGCCTTGAAATCATCGCGGTGTGTTTGTCGTTTTTGCAGTGCGGCGCCAACAGTGACGCGGTTGTGAAGATTGCATTCGAGGGGCGACAGTGCAGCGGTGTATGCGTCTCGCCTGACGGAATAATCTTGACGGCCGAGCATTGCCAGCTTGGCAACGGCTCACGGGTTGAGTTTCCGCGTGATGGTATGCACAGCGCCTCGCTGGCTTACAGGCCGCACATCAATGGGATCGACGAGGCCACAGTGCTGCGAGTCAGAGCCTTGAGACCGCTGCCCTTTTATCAGATAGCCGAGGGGCCGCCGCGTGTGGGTCAATCCATATATTC